AATGACCGCTTCATCATTCAAGATACGGTTACCACTAGCGATACCTGCAGAGGAGTCACCTACATAACCACGAACTTCTGGGTTACGTGCAAGCTCTCTGAAGAGTTGACGACCAAAGATCAAGGTGTCGGGGTTGATACCATGTGCTGCTTCAAAGACTGTGTCCTTAAGCTCATGGAGATAGCTAAGACCTTCAGCACCTGCAGCATTGAACTTCCCACCAAATTCAGCTGTTGAATTGTTGTTGTTGAAGTTGCTTGTACCAAATAATAAATCAGCTGCTCTCTTCTCACGTGCAAGTTTCATCACACGTGCAACCTTCTTGGCAATACGTGCTTCTTCACTGCCAGGATATTGGCTGTCAAAGATGTCTTCCATTGCGATTGAATCGCTTGCTGAATAAATCTTGGCTTTGAAGGTTTGGCTTGAACGATCAAAGCCACCAATAGAAGCACGACTTGAGCCAGGTGCTCTCTCGATGTCAAGACCTGCACCTGCTCCCATAAAATTGCGGGTGTTCTCAACTAAAAGAGTGCCTGAACGCTCGGGAACTTTGATGGTCTCAAGAACCTTGTCAGCGATAAGCTGGTCATCACTTGGAACAGCTTCTTGAACAAGGCTTGTTAAAATTTGGTCAACGGGGTGTAAATTAGCGTATGAACTAGCCATGTTTTAAGCTCCTTTATGGAAGTAGGTTGCAAGGGCCTGTGAACTTAATCAAAATTTGATCACTTGCACTTGCTGAAGTTTGGTTGATGTTAGGTAGGATTTGACCAATGCTGTAGTTTCCTGTTGTTGCATGAGTAACAACTTTCCCATCAGTGTCAGCCATAACAAGGGAAACAGTGTTGGCAATGGTTGCACCTGCAATCACACGACTTACACCTTGTACAAGAACTTCCACACTGTCACCGCTTGCACAAGCACGTTGTGCAATACCAACGCAACGAGCATCAGTAGCGGCATCAGTAATAACAATTTTGCCAGCTGTGTTAACAGAAACAAGGGCAAACTCAGTGATAGCTTCTGCAGCTACAAAAGAATTGATAATATTTGACATGATTAAGCTCCAAAGACCTTATTGTAGTAATCTGGGTTTGATTTAGCGAAAAGATTCAAGGCTTCTGAATAGCTAACTGATTTTTCACTAGCTAGCTTTCTTACTTCTTGGTCAAGAGTAGCCTTATTAATCTCTTGACCACTTGCACCATGACCAACCTCTACCAATGGCACAGCACTGTTGGAAGGTCGCTCTGAGAACATAGTCCAAAACTCACCTTGAAGTTCACGAAGTTCAAAGGCCTTGCCAGCAACTTCAACTTCACTTGGTGTAATCTTGCCTTCATTAAGAAGAAGATTGACCGCTTCACGCTTTTCAACCTCTTTCTTTTCGGCTTCAATAGCTTCAAGACGCTGTGATAGTTTAGCATTGTTTTCACGCAAGGCTTGGACTTCACTAAGAAGGGTTGACTCAGTCAAGGTCTCACTCATCTTGTAAGACTTCTTTTCTTCATCTTCCATCATCTTTTCAGCTTTATCTTCTTCTTTAGACTCCGCCATCTTTTCGGCTTTGTCTTCTTCTTCCATCATGGTTTCTTCTTTTTCGTCAACCATTGCGGCTTCTGAATCTTCCATCATGTCTTTCATTTTCTGTTCAAGTTCCTTGACCAATGCGTCTTTAGCGACAAGCATTTGTCGAAGTTCTTCAACAGACAAGGCTTCAATGTTATCCATTGATTCTGTCCTTTCGGTTAAAAGCACCCGACCAATCTTGTCATTTGATTGAGCAGGCCTAGGGGTAAGGGTTATTGCTAAAAGTTGAGCACTTCCAATGGGGTCTCCACCATCACGGGCGAAGACATCACCAACGATAAACTCAGGTGAAGACCAAAGAACACCACCTGCAGACTTGACCACGTCAAGGCCTCTTTCATTATAAGCTGGTGTTGCGTAAAGGCCATCTTCTCGAAGTTCAATGTCTACGATCAAGCCAAGTGCGTTCCCACTTTCGGGTGGTGCTGGGTGTCCACCTTGGAAGGGGCTTGTTGCATGCTGCCAATCAATAATTACAGGATCAGCATATTGACGTTTTTTAAATACTCGTATCATTTCACCAAGAAGTTCATGGTCTATTTCTTGGCCAATGTTTTCACCGTTCATTCTTGAAGACACTTGACCAAGGGCCAAAGTCTTGAAGGGCTTCCCAATGGTTAAGCCTTCGGGCAAGTCATAAGATGGTTCTCTAAGGTTGGTGAGCTGGATTGCTTCACCATAAGCACGAAGTGCTGTTTGCTTTTCATCTGCTCTTTTCATTTGGTTCACAACTTTCCTTGCAAAAGAATAACCAGCGTCACCGCCCCAACCTTGCCAAGCCTGCCACCCCTTCCCTTGGTCGCTCCAAGTTGAACCTTGTTTGTCAACTTCATGACGGGTGAAGTAGGCAAGCATACGCTTCACAGTTTCGGGTGAAAGTGTTTTTCCATTGGCTAGGTCTCTAGCTCTAGCAATCCCCACAGGTGTCATACCACGCTGTGAAGGTGGCTTTGTTGCTCTGACTTCCAAGGCACGTTTGGCAGCGTCTTGTGCTCCCTTTGGTGGTGTGAAGTCAATATGGCTGTATTTGTCAGGTATGGCCAAGGCTTCAACCTTGGCTTCAACTCTTTGTCTGTGGCCTTTGGGTAAAAGGTCAAGGTCGGTTGTGTAAGACTTCTTTCTCTCACCTGTACCAACCAACTTGAGAAAGGTTCTTACTCTTGCCAATGCCCATTGTGTCCTTGTCATACCTGGTCGATGACTAACAGAAAAAGCACCTGCACCACGTCTAAAGACTGCCTTCAATGTGCCAAGGTCCACTTGCTTAGACTGAGACTTGTATCTTTTATTGTGTCGGTCTCTTAGGTTCTCAAGTGCTTTGACTGCACTATCACCAATCTCTATTCCACCTCTTGAACCCGAAGCACTACCTTTGGGATTGGTCTTACTTCCCTTGATTTGGTCCTTCTTGGGTGCTGGTGTTTGTGCTTCTGTTCTAGCCATTGCGTCTTCTCCTAATGAGCTGTTCAGCAAGGGAAGCTACACCACCACGACCGCCAATAGAGGAAGTTCTTTCAATGGCTGTTCTTTGTGCATCTTCGGGTAAGTCACCTGCACCAAGACGCTCTCTAATTGCTCTTTCAAGTTCATCATCGGGTGTGAGTAAACCACTTTGCACAAGGCCAGGTAACATTCCCAACGATTCTGCAAGGTCATCTGTGTCAAGACCTGTGTGAACTAGCTTTGGAAGTTTGGAGGGGTCTACCATGCCAAAGTTCCAACGGATCAAGCGGCCAATAGTTCCACCGCCCCTTCGATCAACTCCACTGACTTGACTAGCTACAAGGTCACAAAGGTTGATGGCTGCCCTTCTGAAAACAGACAGATGAACTTCACCAACACTTCTTGCTCCTGTCTCAGTGTTGCCAAGGTCTGCAAACTGAGTAAGGAAGGCTGCACTGATTTGTCCATCACACTTGGTGATAATGTCTATTGGTCCACTTGCATATAAGTTAGGCTGCACTGCATAAGTGTCAAAGCTCACAGCACCATTTTCTACCAAATAGCTTTGCTCTGCACTTATAAAACTTTGGGCTTGTGCTTCGGCATCATCAAGCATTGCATCAATGTCACCATCTGTTAAGCCTAGCTCCTCAGCTTTGGAGCGGTCGACTTTCACCTTTGGTGTGGGAACCGCCCAACGGTCAAGACCAACGCACATGAGATTAGACACACGTTGTTTAGTTCTCCACCACCACCAAACAGGCCTTAACATTCCTACCCCTTCAAAGTTGCTTCCTGTTCTGTTCAAGGTGAGCAGTAGCAACTTGTTTGCTGGGATTGGTTCGGGTGTGTAAGTCAAGCCAACTGTGTTTTGTAGTACACCATCAAGATGTTGGTTGTCTCTACTTAACCACTTTTGGTGGGCACTTGGTTCTCTGTCTGCATAAAGGTCAAGCCATACTCTAACCTTGCCTTCACAGTCAGACCCAACACGATAGATTTCTTCAGCATATCTGTAACCAAGTGGTATGAACTCGAACAGGTAAGACAGCTGGTCTTCCCAAGATACTGACATTTGGCCGCTATAACCATCAAAGCCAAAGGCTTCATTTGCAAAGTTGGCTAACTTTTCAGAGACAGGGTCATCTTCAATTCCTGGTATGAACCGCCAAGTAGCACTTAACAAAGTTTGTCTTAGCATGTGCCAAGACCTTCTTACTATTGGGTCAGTCCTTAACATCTCTTCAGCTTCACTTACCCAATTAAGGCCCGTAAGCTGTGGATTGTTTTCTTTGCCTGTGATGACACCACCGCCAAGCTGTGTTCCTGTTATGCCCTTAGTAACAAAACGTGGTGACA